TAGTTGGTGTTGCTGATGTGCATTTAGGCGCTCGTGAGCATATGCGGAGAGAGTGGGAGCGGTTTTGCGAGTCTATACTCGCAGAGCCTAATACATACATAATCCTTGCTGGTGATTTGATCAATAACGGCACCAAAACCAGCATCAGCAATGTATATGACGAGGTAATGCGACCGCGCGAACAAAAGAAGATGCTTGCTGAAATGCTCAAACCATTGCGCGACCGCATTTTATGCGCGACTGGAGGCAATCACGAGCGCAGGAGCAGCAGAGATGTTGACGACGACCCGATGTATGACATTATGAGCAAGCTCGACCTCGAGGACTTGTACCGCGAAAATGCTTGCTTTGTCAAGATACAGGTCGGCGATGTTAATGGTACAGGCACAAAAAACCCAACATATTGCTTGGCTGTCACACATGGAGCGGCAGGCGGTCAATTGACCGGCTCGGTTGTTAACCGTAACGAGCGTTTTGCGTATACGATAGAGGGAGTTGACTTATATGTGTTTGCTCACTCGCATAAGCCTGTTGTTACATTGCCAACAAGGATAGTCGTTGATAAGCATAACAACAAAGTTACCAAACGGACAAGCTCGATGATCGTCTGTAAGTCTTGGCTGGAGTATGGCGGTTATGCGTTACAAAAGATGCTTACTCCGTCGGCGACCAATGTATCACAGTGGGCTGTCCTACGCGGCAACCGTAAGGGCATACTGACCGCTATGGAGTGGTAATAATGCCGACGCAGCCGGTCCTTTCTATAGGTGGGAGGCGGTGGATGTGAAAGAGTGGGCAAAACCATTTTACAAATCCAAAGTATGGCAAGATTGCCGCGATGCCTATTTTGTTTTTCGACATGGGCTATGTGAGAGATGCGGCAGACCTGGACTTATTGTGCACCATCGGATATATCTTACACCGCAGAATATCAATGACCCGAATGTAACGCTGAGTTGGGAGAATCTTGAATTAGTATGTCAGGATTGTCACAATAATGAGCATCATAGCACAGATGCAACGGCTAATGGCTTGACGTTTGATGAAGACGGAAATCTTATACAAAAATAATGCCCCCCATTAAATCAATAATCGAAGGGCTCAAGAACCGGAGGCGGCCACCTCCAAAAACCTCAGCTAAATTATACGGATTTTTTGGATAGGAGGCGAAGTTTGACTGATATGAGCAAATATGCAGAAAAATTGGAGTATATTGATATAGATAAGATAAAACCATACGCAAACAATCCTAGAAAAAATGATGCTGCTGTTGATAAGGTCGCTGAGAGTATAAAAGAATTCGGCTTTAAAGTTCCTATTATTATAGATAGCAATAACGAGATAATAGCCGGTCATACAAGGCTAAAAGCAGCCAAGAAATTGGGTTTAAAAAAGGTGCCAGTAATTAAGGCCGATGATTTAACGCCCGAACAAGTGAAGGCATTTCGTCTTGTTGACAACAAAACGCATGAGTTTGCCGAATGGGATTTTGAGTTGTTACAAAATGAACTGTTTGGCATTAATAATATTGACATGGAAAAGTTTGGCTTTGAAGATATTGATATTGACTTTGATGCGTTTGATGGTGATGGAGACGGCGGCGGATCATATATTTCAACCGGAACAAAAGTTCGAGTAGTCATAGGAGCGCTGATGTTCGATATTGATGATGACGATCATTCTATCTACGAGAAGACAAAAGCCGCTAATGAAGAGATGGTGCGGGCTCAAATAATAGATCTGATAAACAGGGGCGAGCTATTATGATTTATGCCTTTCCACAATACTTTAACAGCGGATCAAGATTTTTAACTTACAATGTGGTTGCAAAAGCTTTAATTGCTGAAGGTCACAAAATAACGGAGAATATCAATGACGCTGACGCAGTGCTATATTCCTGCTGTGATGTCATGGATCTTAAAGGACTGCGTAAGTTAAGAAAAGAGACGAGCAAGCCTATTATTGCTGGCGGAGCTTATGCGTTCAATTATTGGAGCTTGAAATTATATTGTGACCTTGTGTGGATTGGCGAAATATACGAGATGGCAGAACTTAAAACGTTGGAGGATATTAATGATAGCCCGCATTGCTATAACGGGGCAGAAAAGGATTTGTATGCAGCCCAGCTCATAAAGTGGGATAGAGTGCCGATAACACAAATAAAAAAAACAAGTGCGTATTATTGGGGAGGCGTTGGGTGCAGCCATAAATGCAGTTTTTGTTTCACATCATGGACTCATAAACACGAGACCAATAACAAGGCATATATAGAGAAGGCACGGCGGATTTGTCAAGCTAAAAAAATTAATCTTATGGTTGTATCTAATGAATACGATTATGACAGCAAGACCAAAACCAAAGATATGCTATTGACCAATTATTTAAAAATACCAACGACCGGCAATTTTGTCAGATGCGGTATTGAGTTTGCTGATGAACAGACACGCCAGGCAAAAGCAAAAGCCATAACAGACAAAGAGATATTTATGGCGATCCAAAAGGCAAAAGCGGAGAATTTATCTCTGCGACTTTTCCATATAACAGGCTACGAACCGTTGTCAAGTTGGGAACGGTACATAGATAGATTTGGGAATTATCTCAACATCGTAAAAAACAATAGGCTAATTCATCTCATGTTCAACAACTTGCAATATCAAAACTACACGCCGCTTTACAAGGAGAGAAAAAGTATAAATCCAGATAATTATATAGATCACACTGATACAAAACGGTGGTATGACTTATTGAGACAAAGGAGCAGTCATATATTGCTGGGTGCGCCATCGCCATTCCAACACGTTGCTTGCCGCATGGGGTTAGAGTTATCAACAAGTATAGAACAAGCTGAATTTTGGTTTGATATGTTCAACAAAAAGAACAAGATGACAAAGCGTCAATCGTATGACGCATTATTTGCGAGTGGTGTGCTTGATACACCAAGACGAAAATTAAACATTAACACGGGGCAGATAACAATTGTGAAGGAGTGATGCAAATGGCTACCGCCATTGATTTAAACAAACAAGCACAGGAGATTCTAGCGATAGCCCAAAAGCACGGCGTTGAACAAAACTTTTTCTTTATCACAACGTTCAAGCGTTACCAGGTACAAATCAATATCCTTAACGACCTTGAAAAAACTATCAAGGCTGAGGGTACGCTTGTAACAAAAGAATATGTAAAGGGTAGGGAAAATGTTTATACTCATCCGGCAATAACTGAATACAACAAAACATCAACGGCCGCAAATCAAACGGTGCAAACATTGATGAAAATTATAACAACACTCCGCGACAATACTGCTGGTGACGGGGAAAATGAGTTGCTTAAATTCCTACAAAAAAGATGAACTATATAGTTGAGTATTGGAACAGGATCCAATCCGAAGAGATCCCCGTCTGCAAGCGACTAAAACAGCAGTACCAAAAACTCATAGAAGAACTACACAACCCACGCGACCCATGGGTTTTTGATTTGGAGAAGGCGAATAAACCTGTTGAGTTTATTGAAAAGTTTTGCCGCCACTCAAAAGGTAAATGGATTGGGAAGCCAGTAAATCTCGAACTGTTCCAAAAAGCATTAATTCAGGCAATTTACGGATTCGTCCATAAAGACACAGGTCTGCGGAGGTGCAGGGAGGTATTCATTCTTGTAGGGCGCAAAAATGGTAAGTCAACGCTCATGAGCGCGCTTGGATTATACATGCTTGTGGGTGATGGTGAGGGCGGTGCAGAAACATATTGCGTGGCCACAAAAAGAGACCAGGCGCGCATCGTATTCACGGAAGCTGTGAACATGGTTTCCCAGTCACCGGCCCTGAGAAAGTACCTAAAAAAGCGGAAGACCGACTTGTATTTCCCGGTGACATTTGGGAAGTTTGAACCGCTTGCCAGCGAATCAAATAGTCTGGACGGCCTCAACTCACACTGTATCATCATAGATGAGCTCCACGCCATCAAGGACCGCAACTTATACGATGTCATGAAGCAGTCCATGACTGCCAGGACGCAACCTTTGCTTGCGATGATCACGACCACCGGATTTGTCCGCGAGTGCATATATGATGACATCTATGATTACGCTTGCCGGGTTCTTGACGGTGTAGTCGAGGACGAGAGATTCCTGGCTTTCATATACGAGCTTGACGAGCGGTCCGAATGGACAGATTTCAGGGTGTGGGAAAAAGCAAACCCAGGACTTGGTATCATCAAGTCATATGATGAACTTGCCGCCAATGTTGAAAGGGCAAAGAATGATCCGAATTTTTTACCAACGGTATTGACGAAAGATTTCAACATCAGAGAGACAACTGCTGGCGCCTGGCTGACTTTCGACCAAATTGACAACGAGGAAACTTTCGACATAGAAGATTTTAGGGACTGCTATGCGATAGGTGCAGCAGACCTTTCCAGCACAACAGACTTGAGCTGTTCAACGCTTCTCATAATGAAGCCTGGCGGCGAGAAGAAATATGTCATCCAGCAATATTTCCTGCCGGAGGATCTTGTTGAGCAAAGAGTGAAAGAGGACAAAATTCCATATGACAAATGGGCTAAACGCGGCCTGCTGACCCTTTGTCCGGGGAACAAGGTCAACTATTCGGATGTGACGGCCTGGTTTATGAAAATGTACCAGGAATACGGCATCATACCTTTCTGGATAGGGTATGATCCATGGAACAGTCAATACTGGATCGAGGAAATGAAAGGCATGGGTTTCACAATGATTGAGGTCCGGCAGGGTGCCAAAACATTAAGTCAACCCATGAAGGAGATGGGGGCTGACCTATGCGCTAAGCGGATCAACTATAACAACAACCCGATCCTGAAATGGTGCCTGACCAATACTAATGTGAAGCGTGACGACAACGACAATATCCGGCCTGTCAAGGGTCAGAGCAGCAGACAGCGCATAGACGGCGCTGTTTCTTTATTAATCGCTTATACTGTGTTGTTCAACAACATGCAGGACTACAAAAACCTGATAGGGTGGTGATTATGATGGAGAGAAGAAACTTGTTTCAGAAGATTTTTGAGGCTATCGGATCCCGAAAAACTCTTTCGCAACTGCGCATGCTGTCCGGATATACTCCGGTATTCACACCGTGGCAGGGAAAGCCTTATGCAGCCGATGTCGTTCGCGCGGCTGTAGACGCCATAGCCAGAAATGCCGCAAAGCTCCGGGCAAAACATATCCGCCGGGTTGACGGGAAAATTGTTCCAGTTGGCAGACAGATTGAAAGATTACTGACGGTCCGCCCGAACCCGAATATGAACGCTTATGATTTTCTATACCGGCTCATCACCACCCTGATGATTGAAAACAACGCATGGGCATATCCAGTTTGGGATGGCTTTAACCTGGTAGCGATCTGGCCTATCAACTGTACGATGGCGGAATTTTTGGAGGATGAGAGCAAAACCATCTATGTCAAATTCTATTTCTTTGACGGTGGGCAAGTAGTTTTGCCATATTCCGAGGTTATTCACTTGCGCCGGCACTATTACAACAATGACCTGTTAGGCGAACCCAATGACCCTATCAATTCAGTGCTGAGCGCTATACATACGACAAACGAGGGCTTAGCTCAAGCCGTCAAAACATCGGCACATATCCGGGGGATCCTAAAGTTCCAGGGTATGTTGAAACCGGAGGATATCAAAGAAAACCGAGACCGATTTGTTTCAGAATACCTGATGATGCAGAATACCGGGGGCATTGCGGCCTTGGATAGTAAAGC